CCTCCATCTGTCCAACGACATCACCGGGCTCTTTCAGGAAGATTGCTGCCTCAACCAACGTCCCGTAGAGCATAGCCTCGGGGTACTCGGTTGAAAGCAAGGTGGTACCGGCATCCCCGCCAGAGGTCAGGGAAGCTGGCTTGTATAAGTAATGCAATTCAATGCTGTAGTCCGCGTCAGGAACCGGAGCAAGCTCAAAGGCCGTGTCGTCGAACTGGCTGTAGTATTTTGGGCGACCACGGGTCGTTGAATCAGGCGCGTATTCCTTGATGAAGGAGGGGTGCTTGAAGAGCAGATAGTGGTACTGGTTGCTATCAATTACTGCAAGCGAGAAGGGCGCGAAGAAGTCTGTCGGCGTTGCCAGAAACCGATTGTTGGTACTGACGTTCGCCGTCACATTCTTCCGCTGCTCGGGCAGCTGAACCAGCTTGAAGATCCGCGCTTCAGCGTTGCGGATCATCTCGTCAAGGTTGTCGTTGAAGGTGGTCTCATCCACCTGCATCCACTCTTGCACCGCAGTCTTTAGGGAAGCCAGGGTATAGCTCATGATGTTGTGACCTCCACGCTACCCACTGCTGTGGTGACTGCAAAAGTTTGCAACTGGGCGCCCAAGATACCATCCCCTCGGTTTGTGTAAACCAAGAAAACGGTGTTGTCCTTCCCGTCCGCCGCCGTGTCTGGGCGAGGATCCTGCAGCGCTTGAGGATCCAGGGGCGTCGGTTTCTTCATCAGCTGGGGGTGCTTGGGAGACCACTGGTCTGGTCCCACAAGCAAACCGTCCCAAGTCTTTTTCATGTCGCGCAAACGATAGCGGAAACCTGTGATGTCACAGATTCCCCAAGCGTGCTTATTATTCGCGAAGCCCATGGCGTCAGGCCGTGTTGTAGCTGCGCAGATCAGGAGCAACGCTGTAAGGCGCACGCTCCTCGTTCTGCGACATGGCCCGAAGGAACTCTTCGTCGTAGACCGCCTTCAGCATGGGCATGCGCTCGGGCGCCCGCTTCATGCTGATGTAATAGGCCAAGCCGCTGGCAAGGGAGGGGTAGAACTCAAAGGGGAGATCCACCGTGTTGGCACCAGAACCGGCATCATCCATGCGGGTAAGCGCATCGGCAAAGACCGTGTAGGTGCTGCTCTTGTCAGGCACTGGCCAGATATACATGAGCGGTGCGGCTTGCTTGTCGAGCCAGAACTGATTCGGTTTCCCAGTCTGAGACTTGGTTGCCATGAGCGCGTATTCAGCACGGCTCATGCGCGTCAGGGGCACGTCGGTGGTGGTGCCCCCAGTGGTTTCCCGAACATAGACATCCAGCACGTCAATGACTGAGCTGGGAACCGTCGAGTTGACGTAGTAGCTTGCCGTGCCCTGAACCATCGGGATCTGGTATTGCTTGATGGTCCAAGCATTGATCCCTCGGTTGGCCTAGTCAGCGAGCAGCAGGTTCAGGCTTCGGGTGGCCGTTCGTAGGTCGTAGGCGGTGCGCAGCTCCAAGCCGCACCGCTCAAACGCCTCTTCTACATATTCCGCGACATCCAGCTCAAATGCTTTCGTTCCGCTCAGCGCCATCGTCCTCACCCTCTGCGTAGAGGTTATCGAAAATCTGGACCACGTCGAGAGTGTAATCCAGATCGCTCTTGCTGTAATGGACATGCTGCGACGGGCGGAAGTCGGGAGCGCCCTCCCCGGTTTCGAACCATGCGGGGTGGGTGACGCGGACCCGATTGTTGGGAAGTGCAACTATGTTGCCCGTCCACTTCCCGGCATCCAGCAATTCTAAAACGTGGCTTTGCTTATGCTGCGCAGGATCGTCGGCGATCTCGCTTTCCGCATAGTCCACGGTAAAGAGATATTTTGCCGGGTAAAATTTCCCGTCAATCTTGGCCAACCAAGGGCAAGGCTGGCAACGGTCAAGCAAATAGACCGCGTGGTGGTGGCTGCTGCAGTCCCAAGGCTGAGCAGCCCAAACCGGCATCGGTTCAGGCCATTCCTCCAAAGGCGTATCCCCAACCAGCGCCGTGATAGGCATCCGCGCCCACATTGCTCCGCCATGCACATTAGGTTCGTCGGTGTCGTAAGTCTCGGCTCCGGTGAAGATCACCTGAAAGCTGAGGCAACGACTCGGCATCGTCGTCACTGCGATAACCATGGCATGAAGAAATTCGCCATGGTAGGCCGTGTGATTATGCGTGTACTCGCGACGAACCCATGCTTTGAAATGCGGAACGTTGCTCTGAAGATATGCCATTTATCGCCCGTAGAGACCGCTCTTCTTGCTCGACGGTGACCGCATGGGACCAGCAGGCTTGCGGTTGTTTGCCCCGCCCTTCGCTGCGCCCTTGGTGGCCATTGCTGCACCGCCTTTCGCGTAGCCTTTGGTCTTCATGGCTGCGCCACCTTTGACCATGCCTTTGGCTTTCATCGTTCTGCTTTTCATCACTCCACCTTTTTGCATACCCTGCGGGGGCTCAATGGTCAAACCTAATTCCTTTAACTCCTCCATGCTTACAGCCGATCCGGTTTTTTTTCGGAGCATTTGGCGAACCATTTCGGCAACCTCTCGCTCGCTCGGTTGCGAACCAGTTTTGCTGCGAAGCGACTCTCGGGCAGCTTTTACAATTTTATTTTTAGAAACTTTTTTTTCCGGATTTTCCATGATCAGCTCCTTGGAACTTTGGTCATTTTTTGCCTGCTTGGCATGATTGCACCACAACCACGCGACTGAACCATTACCGCACCACCTTTAGCAGCAAAGGTTGAAACGTTAGTGGGCTTGCCGCCCACGCCTTGCGGTTTTGCTCGCTTCCGCCGAACGGCAGAGGCGATCTCTTTCTCAGTCATCCTTGATGCTTTTGCCGAAGGCACGCATTTCGGATAACCACGATCTGAGTCGCTCGCGGAGCTTCTCCCACATTCTTCGAAGCCACCGCCATCCTTTGGCTGCGAGATGTCCACCCACTTCTCTTTCTTGAACCATTTCGTCAGTCCCTTCCTTGCCTTAGCCACGGGGCACCCGAGTTTGCTTACGCTTGCTGTTCATCATGGCTCCGCAGCCGCGACCCTGAACCAGCATGGTGTTGGCGTTGACCTCGCCGCCCTTCGCCTTGTTGTTGCTGTAGGTGCCGCCGAGATCCTTGTAGCGCTTCACCATGTAACCACTGGCGTAGGCGCTTGGCCAAACATCAAACTTCCGCTTGGCTTCGGAGCGAGCTTTCCGGTAGAGATCCGGATTGCGAACGTTGGCAGGTACGTCTTCGCTCATACCCTTACCCCTCTTCCAAGGAACCGGCTTAACTCTCCTTGGTTGAGAGAATTGCGGATGTTCTGAGCCGTTTGCACTGCCGTAGGCGTAACCGCTGGGGCTGGCCGTGCTGCCGGGGTTGTCCGTGCTGCTGGTGCTGCCGTTCTGCGTTGTTGAGCGGCTCGGGCTTGAGCAATCTGCTGAGCACGCTCTGCTGCTGCGCGGCGCGCTGCATCTTGCGAAGCCTTCAGTCGTGCTGCGGCCTCTGCCGCTTTGCGCTGCTGCTCTGCCTGAGCCGCTGCCCGTGCTTGAGCTGCTGCTTGGCGCTGCTGTTCTTGACGAGCCGCTAGCGCTGCCATTTGTTCGCGACGAGCCGCTTCTTGCCGTGCAGCCTGCTCCCTTGCCGCCTGTGCTGCAGCTTGCTGAGCTGCTACTTGGCGAGCACGCTCCTGAGCCGCACGTTGCTGCTCAAGGATTGCGGCTTGGCGGCGCTCATCTGCTGCCCTGCGCGCTTCTTCAATTTGGCGAGCGCGATCTGCTGCTGCGCGTCGAGCGGCTTCCTCAGCCGCTCGCTGTTGGGCCAACTGAGCTTCTCTTGCGCGAGCCGCTGCTTCTGCTTCAACTCTCTTTTGGGCTTCTGCTTGAGCCTGGGCTTGGCGCTGCGCTTCTTGCTCTGCCTCGATGCGAGCTTGCTCTCGCTCGGCGTCGGAACCGCCGACTCCCGGCGGCACATACTGCTGGCTCATGCCCGGTAGCACCCCAAAACCGGGAGGCTGCACAGCAGCGCCTCTGCTTTCTTGCACCGCCTTCAGCCGATCAATCACGTCCTGCGGGATCGGGATCGACTCTTCACCCCTTGGGATCGAAGCCCTCGGTTCAGGAGCAGGGGCCGGTGCAGGAGCTGCAGGCTGAGAAGCCATGGCTTCGATCCGCGCTTCTTCTCGGGCAGCATCAGTCATGCCACCCATCGGAGACGTGGGGCGCTGAGGCGCTGCGGGCTGAGTCGGGCGCAAAGCTTCTTCAATAGCATCAAGGCGAGCTTGCTCTCGGGTTGCGTCAGTCATTCCGCTGGGGCTGCTGACAACTTCCTGGGCCTTCTTCTCAAGGAATTGCTGCCCTTGATTTGACTGCAGCTCACTCATGATCTGGCGGCGAATTGCATCAACATCCACCGGCTCGCGTTGGTTCGCTTGCGTCAACTGACCCTGAAGATCGGCGATCCGCTGCTCAAAAGCGCCGAGCTTCTCCTGGGGATTCAGCTCCGCCATGAGCTGTTCCCGAATGGCTGCAGGATCCACCCGCTGAGATCGCTCAGTCTCTAGTTGGCTCTGTAGATCAGCGATCTGCTTTTCAAAACCGCTGATGCGCTCTGCTGGGTTTAACTCTTCCATGAGCTGGGCGCGTAGAGCCTCCGGATCAATCCGTGACTCTTGGGCAGCGGTCAGCTGGCTCTGTAGATCAGCGATTTGCTCTTCAAAACCGCTGATGCGCTCTGCTGGGTTTAACTCTTCCATAAGCTGGGCGCGCAAGGCGTCCGGATCAATCCGAGATTCTTGCGCAGCCGTAAGCTGGCTTTGCAAATCTGCGATCTGCTTCTGGAATGCGTCGATCTGCTCTTGAGGCCGCAGCTCTTCAACCAGCTGCTTGCGGAACTCGTCCGGATCAAACTGCGGGCGCATGCGCTCTTGTAGCTGGGTCAGCAGATCCTGAACCTGAGTCTGCACCTGCTCATTGATCCCGCGATAACGATCCTGCAGAGCGCCATATTGGCTGCGCATCTGCTCAACCGGGGAGACGAGATCCACCGGCTTTGGAGCAAACCCGCCAGACGGCAGGATGCTGCTTTCTGGGCGATCACCTCGGGCATAGACCGGGCGGGTCATCAGGTAGTCCATGATCCCAGCGTAGGGGCTAGCAGCTGGTTGAGGAGCAGCCGTGCGGGCGCGCTCAACTAAACCAGCATAGGTGCTTGCTGGATCATAGGGGCGAAGGAGACTGCCAACCCCGCCAGCACCGGGCGCGGGGATTGAGGAGACTGGGCGGGGCGGCAGTCGAACCGGGGGGGAAGGAGGAATGCCGCCGAAGGGCGGCGGCTCGTCACGGTCGTCGATGCCGTTTCGATTGTTGTCAATGAAGTCCGCCGTCCGAATCATCCCCCCAGAAGGGAATGACGGCATTTGCGGGCTTTTCGTTATGCGGGTGAAAAGATCTGATAAGCCATTTGTTGGCGCAGCAAATTGGTCAAGGGGCTGCGTCATCATGTCATTGATTCTTGGATCAAATAACTGGCTCATCGCATCACCACTGCTTGCATGACCAGTACCGAGGAGTCAGCTTGTCCTTCGCCGTGTCACAGGAGTGGCGGGCTCGGAAGTTGGCTCTTCGTTCTGGAATATTCTTTTTGATCCGCATGTCCGGATCCCCAAAGCGAACCAGCTTGACTTGGTCACCCTGCCTAGCCAGTACCGCAAACTTCTTGTTTGCATCGGGCGTGCGTTTTGGCTTGTTAAAGCCAGCGAACGTCTCCCCTCGGTAGGAGAGACGCCCGCCTTCGGTCTTCTTCACGTCCTTACTGGTCGCCATCAGTACGTCTTGATGAGATCAAGAATGACGGTGTAAGCATCCCCGGTTGCGGCGTTGAGAGTGGTGAACTTGATGTCCCCCGTCTTGCCCGTCGCAGAATTGTTAGGGATCGCCGTGAAGGACGAATAGTCGTGATGACCGTTTGAGTTCTCGCTCAGAATGATGGCTGGCGTATCGACGGTGGCATCGAAAAGGATCTCGACGCCCATGCCGACGCACTGCCACCAGATCTGGTGAATCGCAACCTCAGTGCATGCCTCACCCCGACTGTTCGCAGTCAGGGCGGAGACATCGACCTTGGTCACGGCGCTTTCGCCAGTCCCATCCGAAATGTTGGTGAACTTCATTACCGCTCGACGTTCACCGTCTTGGATGGTCTGCGTAGTGACCGCATCAGCCATGGGTCACCCCCTTAGGAGAGGTTCCGGTTTTGCAAATACACCACCGTCACCGTGGCAGCACCGGCACTTGCAGCCGTGCCGGTCTGGTTATAGGTCACCGTCACGTCGACATCAGAGGTGCCAATGTCGATCAGGTTCCCAATCTGGGACACGTCAGAGGTGGCCAGCACGCGGGCTTGGGCACCAGCCGCCAGAGCGTCGGCGTACAAATCGGCTGTGGACCCATCACCAATGTCGAGGGTGTTGGTCGTACCAGCGTTGAAAGCGGTGGTCACGTCGACGGTGATCTGAAAGATCTGGCTGTTCGCAGGCAGCGTTGCAACCACAGTGGTGCTGCCGTCTGCGCCAAAAACGACGTTGCCGCTTTGGGCCATGAGGACGAAACCAACGTTCGCCTTGTCTTCACCAACGGTGGTGCCGGTGGTGTGCTTGATCGTGCCAGCCTTGATGGGGCCAGAGAAGGTCGTGGTAGCCATGGGGAATCTCCTGTCGTGGCTAAGGTCGGCTCCGGTCTGGAGCCGTCAGGGATCAAGCTCTTTTATACGCTTATTCTCCCCAAATAAAAAGGGCGCCCGAAGGCGCCCTTGATCTCTCAGAGAGAGGAGGTGCTTACGCACCCTCAGAGCCGTAAATGCCTCGGAAGTCGGACCAACCGAAGCTGTAGCGCTCGCGGGCGCGGAAACGCATGTTGCCGGTGTTGAAGTCGGCGTCCATGCTGGTTTCCATCGGGGTGCGCTGGAACATCTTCAGACCTTCACCCATCTCAGTCACGCTGGTCAGGATGAAGAACGCATCGGGATCCGTGAGGTAATGGTTAACCGTGTAACCACCGGGAAGCACACCCGTGTTCCTCAGCGCGTTGATGTCGTTGTCAGCCGTGCCCGAACGCAGGGTGGACTCAAGGATCCGGTCAGCAACGAAGGTCAGCTGCGGCGGAACCACCAGCTTGGTTGCTTGGACAGAGATCGTGAGACCACGGTCGTCGGTGAAGGTGGAGATGTCAATGAGAGCATCCTCAAGGGAGGTCTCGTTGAGATCCGCCATCGTCGTTGCACGGTTGGCCAGCGTGCCGCCACCAGCCAGCGGGTGAGAGGTGTTGATCAGAGACACACCGTCGCCGCCGGTATAGGAGGAGCTGAAGGCGTTGTTCAGAATGTCAGCGCCAAGCACTTCCTTGGTGTTGGCCATGGAGCGAGCCAGGGCCTTGGTGTAACGCTTGCCGAGAGAGTCATAGAGGTTGTCCTCAATCGCCTCGGAGGTGAGGGCGAAGGCGAGGGCAATCGTCTGGTGCGTATACCGAGCGGTATAGCTCTCAGAAGCGTTGTCGTAGGTTACCGACTGGCCTTCGCTCTTAACCGGAGCGGTGCCGAAGCCGGTGATCAGGACTTCCTCTTCGAAAGCACGCTGAGAATCTTCCATTGCGAAGATCTCTTCATACTCACGGGAGTAGGAGTCGTAGCTGAGACCAAAGAGGCTGTTTAGACCGGGCTCCAGCTCTTTAGCCAGTTGGGCGCGTGAGATAGCCATTGACTAAGCCTCCTTATGCTAGACCAGCAGACTTAACACCCGCGATGTGGTTTTGAATAACCACCATCACGTTAGTGTTAGCGCTTGCTACGTCATCGTTGTCGGGATCCTGCGAGATGTCGATTGCCTTGAGCGGG